CAACAATTTATACTCAAAATCACAAACGACTAGATGATGCTATAGATTATATTGACAAGTTTATAACAGAGAAAACGGAGGAAAAGTGATAAAAGAAAAGAACTTAGAAGAACTTATCAGACATCAAATAGGAATGATTGATTTGTTAAGAGTAACAGACAAACCAGAACTGATGAATACTGCTATCGATAGATTAGAGCAATTATTAAGTGCCATACCAGAAAACGCAGTTATACCTAAACCATTAGACAATTGTCCTATTTGTAACAAAGAAAAAACGGAGAAAAATATTTAATTGGTTGATGTTTCGATACCAATTAATAGGTAGCTGGTTTTATTACAATGCATCAGCTGAAGTTAGTACCATACTATATGACGCAAAGGTACCCTTAAAATCAGCTACCGACCTAACAGAGAAAATAATTATGATTAAGATGCCCAAAGACACAGATTTTAGCTACAAGGAAAAAAGATCCAACAAGCAGTTATTTATCGACAGGTTTTATCAAGAATACTTGTCCGAGAAACATGCTTACGGAGAAACTTTTAAAACTAAAGCTACATGGCAAAAAGAAAATAAAGATTTTATCGACAAGAAATATGCAGAGGAAAACAGTGAAGGTTAAATTAAATGATTATCGCATGAAGATAACCATAGTAGTTTATGACGAGGACACTTTTATCATGCAACACGACCACACAGTTTTAGCAGACGACACAGTAAGACTTATTTTTAGAGATTTAGATAAACAATACGAGGTAAAAAGATGAAAAAATACCAAGAACTTAGAATTAATCTGACTACAGATTTTACAATTTGGGCAATAGACTGCTCAGTAGAAGAAGCAAAAGAATTAGCTATTAATAATTTAAAAGAAAACATAGAAGATTGGCTAGTTATGGATATTTATGACGAAAATACTGATAAATATATAGAAGAAGGAAAACACATAAAGGAGGAAGCATGACAGAAAAAAGATTTATGATTAGGTGTACAGACACTATGAACTCTTATTTACTTGAACATGTTTTTGATAGTGAAAAGGAGGCACAGCATTTTATAGATACTTCTGATGAGTGTTTTGCTTATGATAGTAGTTGTTTTGAAGTGGAGGAAGCATGACAGTCGAAGAGCTACAAGCAAAAATAAACGATATTGAAAGTAAATATTACAAGGGTTGGAAACAATCAGAGGAATGGTGGCAAATTACTGGTAATGTCGACCCATCTGATAGGGAGTTATGGATTAAATATAATGAACTAAAAAGGAGGAAGCATGAATAACAAAGAACTTAGACAAGCAATTAGAGACGAATCAGAAAGAATAATTGAAAGTCTTTTATACCAATCGCCCGAAGAAGATTATGAAGAAGATAAGAGATATTTGCATAGTTCTCAAAGAACTTTTAAAGAGTTATGTGAATGTAATGGAGAAAATTACAAAGAAGTAATACAACGATTAAAGGAGGAAGCATGAGTAAATTATTAGAAGCAGTTAAAGAAGCAAGTATATCTGTTGCTTGTTTGCTTGATGATGTTGCAGTTAATAAAGATGATATTTTAAATTGTGAATTAGATTTAAATGAACTGCAAAAAGACATTGAACACTTACAAGACCAGATAACAATAATAGAAAATAACACAGAAAAGTATAGATTTATTTTAGAGGAGGAAGCATGAGTAAATTAACAATAGATGAAGTAGCCGATTTACTCGGTTGTTCAAGCATATCTTCAAAAGTAGATTATCGCATTAAAGAATGTGCCACTAAAGGCGTTGTCGCCATAGTTTACTTTTACGAAGAACCACTAAACAAAGAAAATCAGAAAACTACACTTTGAGAAGGAAGCATGAAAACCAACATAGCAATTGAACTTTCAGATGAAGAAAGATTAAATTTAGGTAAAAAGTATTACAAGAAAAAGAAAATGATTACTCGTTATGATCTCAACGAGCTAGTAAAAAAATATATCTATGATATTTTAGAAGCTACCCCACCAACGGCACAAGAACAGAAACAAGACCCTTTACTAGCTAAAGAATGGTCAAGTTTATCTCAGCTCAAGGATTATTTACTTCGTGAAGGAAAGACAATCATTACTCACTTTGATGGCTTTCAAATAGTGGTAAAAGACAAAGACGGCTATCACTATTCTTATATCCTAGACCCAACGGGCTTACATAAAATTAAAACCAAAAACGCAAGGCCGAAAAGCTACGGATAGCTACGAGTCTAATTTATTTTCTTGTGTAATGATTGTTGCTTCATCAACGCCCTCATCAAGTAATGGTTTGTAATCACCAACAAGCGTTTTAATTTTGGTTTTTAAATCTTCTATAGACAAGCTCTCCAGGGATCCCGTTCTAATCTCCTTGCGTTCAATATACAAGCCGGCTGCACGACCTCGTTGTACTTCGGCCGCAACTGCAGAGGTAAAGTTACCTTTTTCTATTGCTAAATCTCTAATCTCGGCAAGTTTTCTTATGTGTCTGCCGTAAGTAACTTGATATTTACTGGCTAATTGATTTTGCAAGTGTTCAATATACTTAACAACTTTAGGGTACATTCTTGGGTTAGTTAATTCAGAAGCTCGAACAGAAGCAGAAGATTCGGAATATCCGGCAGAAATCGCACACTCTTCTTTGGTTTTACTGCCGTCGTTGTAAACGTATTCTTCAGCAAAGCGTTTGGCTTTTTCAGTAATATTAAAAGCGTTGCTAACTAAGTCTTGGTCTTTTATTTTTGCCATCGGGATAATTAAACAGGAAAAAAGCTTAGGGAACAAGGGGAGAAGTGTCGTTGTCCCCTAAGCGAAGGAGAAAGTAATGAATATAATATCATAGCACTAATTTTCACATAATGTACATAATGTGGACCTAATGTGGTAGAAATTAGGTCGAAACCCTTATAGGACCTACTTTACAGCTTTACCTAACGTCATAATGTCGATTTATTGCTAAATTTTGATAGTCAGTTCCAGAAAAAGTCAGAGAAATAGAAATTCACATTAGGTGTAATTATAAAAGTACCCTCTATAGGAAAGGCTTTTTAGCCCGTTTTTACCTAATTTCTACCTAATTTATACGTTTTTTCCACATTATGTCCTTGGTCCCTTGTCCTTCGTCTTTTTCCACGTGATACATGAGCTTTCTTAAGAACCAATCGGCTTTCTGTAAGTCTTCCAGGCCATTTTTCTGTTCATAGCGCCACAAATATTTAATGATACTTGCCTTCAAGTACCCTTTAAATTCTTCCGGGGATAAACTACTTTCGATTGCTTCAATACACTCAACTAGACCAGTTTTATAGTGTGGGGGATTGATTTTATCTTTCATTATCTAACTATTTCTATATCTGCCTGTGTTTCAATAACCACTCGAGCGCCACAAGAAAGAATTGGTTTACCTGCTTCACCATAACGCACCACCGAATCACCTTTAATCTTTACGGCATGACAATAAGTGTTGGTTTTACCTTCTTTAATTGTAATAACAGGCTCATTACTAGCGTTTTTTAGGTTGGCTTTTATCTTATGTTGATTAACGTGAATGTATTTTTTAGTCATTTTTAGCGCAGTGTTCTCCTTCCTGTCTACTCCAGGCTTTAAAATTAGCCAGTCTGTAACGTTATTCTTTACGCAAGTGTCGGATCTCAAAGCCTTCAAAAGCGTTGCGTAAATTAATTAACTTACGTTCGGTCTCCGGCAAGGCGTTCCAATATGCCGACATAGTTTCACGTTCATAACGTCCACAGCCTTTGCATCTATCGTCGCCCCATTGAGCGACTGAGCATCTGCCAATACAAGGGCTATCCGCCAGACTAGACACTTTTCCATCGAGACGTAGTGCCATAATATGGCAAGTATTACAAGTTTTATCTGCCTTGTCCACGATATTTTTTAAAAGATCGCCTCTTGTGTTTGTTCATCTTGGAAAAACCAATGTTTCTTTTTGTGCTTTGTGACGTACATTTGGCCTTGTGTTTGTTCGGATCAATCGCTTGGACTTGTTTAATACGTGCCATTACTTATAGTTAGGCGCTTCGGAAATTTTTAACATTTCACCGCTTGGTTTGGCTTGTTGTTTAAGCATGTGTGTTGAAAAATGATCTAATAAAAAAGGTATGTCATCTATTACTTTTTGTTTAAAGTCATCTTTAAGATTATATCTATCCAACCTATACCGCACCTCTGATAATAGATCGCTATCTTCGTCAGGAATACCAGTGCTAGGTAGTACTTGATTTTCAAAAGTGTGTCCTAATGCTGTGGCTAAAACTTCTTCAATTATAAGCGCACCTCTTCGACCCATATTAGCCAATATTTTAGAAGCTTCACCAATCTCTTTTTCCTTAGCCTGCTTGGCATCATAGTTTTTATTAAAAGGATTAGTAATTTTAGATAAACTTAAATTTTTTAAACTATCCATATAATCCGTTTGTGCTACCGCATCATGTATGTATTCGTGAGCAAGAGTATTCTGATACTCTGGTTCTACAGCTTCTTCTGTAAAAGTTTCCGCTCCAACTGCTGGAGGTCTAGCAACTATTTCTCTTTCATCAGGCCTGTAAAGACCTAAAGTCCTGGAGTAAAGTGGCTCTGGAAAACGTATAAAGGTTTTACCATTCTTTGTAAATTCTTCAGTTTTTAAGGGCGTAAATAACGAACCAATACCTGTTTCATTTAAACGATCCGCTAACTCTGGAGGAAAGCCTCCAGCACCTTGTTTAAATTTATATCCCGTTTCAGCCATTACAAGTTCTTTTTAAGCTTTTCTATAATCTCTTGAGTAATTAACTTGGATTGCGTGTCTAACTCCAAACGTTCTTTGGCCCGGAGCATTTCACCTAGCTCGACTTGGGGATTGTCCAAACAGTATTGGACCACATCAAAGCTACGCATCTTAATCAGAATACTACGCAATTGTTTTATGGTTTCTGGTTTTTGCATTAGTGTCTCGTTTCGTCCTCATCAACAAATACGCCATCAGTCTGAGCCAGCATGTAACACAGCATAGTAATTACTATGTCCTTATCTAAATCTTTACGACCCACTAACGTAGCAATTTGAATCATGCTGGCGGTAATTAAATCCCAGGTGTCACTTTTTTCTAACAAAGCTCTTTCTAAAACTGGATTAAGTTCTTCTAAAACTTTTGCAATCCCTTCGTTCATAGCAAAATCTTCTTTTAAATTAACAAATAGTTTCATTTATAGCTCCTACCATAATCTCCATAATTCATTGTTGTACCACTTGCTTTTAAACCTTTTACTAAACCACCTTCTTTATAACCTAAATAGTTTCTTATTCTTTTTAGAGTTGGGCTGTCAAAAGTTCTTTGAGTTGTGCTTGGTCTGCCTAAAAGATCCTTTGTAGTTTCATAAGCTATTATTTTTCCATCATCAGTAAATTCATATTCATTTATACCCAGTCTTTTCCCATACTGTTGAGCTTCAACAAATCCATGTTCTTCCAAAATTTTTGCAACATCATTTGAATTTAATTTATCGGATAGCAGTCTGTTTGGGTAATCAGGATTTCTTTCTTGTCTAGTCGTTTTCTTAACTGGACCAAACTTTTCTTTCAAGTTTCTAATTTTTTCTAATTGTTGTTCCTTAGTTAAATCAGATTTGGGCATTGGTGGATTTAAAAATTCATCTATTTGTTTTTTGCTTACCCCTGGCTCACTCATAACTTCTCTAATCAAAGCATTACCTTCGTTAATTAATTTTTCACCCGCGTCCATTTCAGCATCACTGCCCATTTGTGCGCCCATTCTTGAACTGGCTTTGCCTCGTTCTATTAAATCTTTAGCCTTTTGTAGTTTTCTAGCAAGTAAAACCGGTAAACCATACGGTCCAGCGCTGGCACCTATGTATTCTAATGGGTCGTTTGGATCCGGCGCCAGTAAAGAAAGAATTCCAGCAATTTGATCAAAGCTGTCTTTAAAGCCTCCATAATCTTTCGAGGTGCGTTCTACAATATTTTTTGCCATAGTTTAATTATACTGCTAATCAAACCATTGTCTAACTTCCCCTAATACCTCATTACTTATTTTCACTTTGTTTAGCAAGGTTTTTAAAATCTTTTCGTCCACCGTATCTTTGGCTACTAAGTCTATATAAGTGCATTTATCGTTTTGCCCGATACGGTGAATACGGTCCTCAGATTGAATTCGTAGCTCTAAGTCATAGCTGTTTGAGTAATATATTATAACGTTTGCTTCTGTTAACGTGATTCCTCTACCACCTGTTTGCGGATTTGAGATAAAATACTTTAACTCGTTATCTGGGTCCTGAAAGCGAGTAATTATATTTTGACGTTCATTTTGAGGGGTATCGCCGTAATATGTGGCCACCGAATTTTTTCCATATTTTTCTCGGAGCATTTCTGCTAACCTCTCTATGTCTGTACGGAACACAGCAAATAACACAACCTTACCATCCGTCTCTGCCAGCACATCCAATACCGCAGGTAGTCTGTTGTTCTCTAAGTAAATAGTTTCGCCTGCCTCGTTACGCAAACTGCCAGCTACTACTTGTTGCAAGCGCATCAATTGAGTTAAGACGTTCATGGTCGAAAAAGTTTCGTCTTCCAGGATCATCACTGCTTCTTGTTTCATTTGTGCATACGCCACTTGTTGTTCTTTAGTAAGCTCAACATAACGTTTCGTATAAGTTTTAGCTGGTAAATCCAAACATTCGGCTTTGGTATAGCGAACCGAAAAACTTTTTAATAATTCTTGTAGCTCATCTAAGCGCTGAAACCCGACAATCTGATCGAAACCTCGAGCGCCCATTTGTTGACGCTTCATAATTGCATAGCGCGCTCTAAAGGCATAGTAACTGCTATAGCCCAAAAGATTTGGGTGCAAGAAATAACATTGTGAGTATAGATCCAACGGCGCTTTGGTAATTGGAAAGCCGGTCAAGATGCGACGATAGTTTGCCAGCGGAGCCAAAGCGATAAGATTCTTTGTGCGCTTGGCTTTTGGATTCTTAATAGTAGTTGATTCATCTACTGCGAGCATGCAGTCGTGAGTATTTAAAAACTCTTCAACAAATTTACAGCCTTTAACTGTAGCAAAAGCTTCGACGTTAACTAAAAAAATATTTAAGGTCCCAGTGCTGTCTTCGTCGACCATTTTGCGATAGTCCCTGGTCCAACGTTGCGTATGATTCGTCTGCCAAACTAAAACCTCTCGGGCTATGTCATCTGGCAAGTGACGTTCTATTTCATTAATAGACCAGTTATCTAACACTCCCTTGGGTGCGACAATAACCGCGCCAGATATTTTTTTAGCTTTAAATAAAATGCCAATGTTGTCGATTAAAATTTTAGATTTACCCAGCCCCATTTCTAAAAACAAAGCATAGTTATCTTTGTCATAACTTTGCTCTAAAGTTTTGTATTGATGATTGTAGGGTTTTGTTTTAAACTGATATGTCTCAAGCTTCATAAGATTCGTCCTTTATTATTCGTTATTTTTTAAAATATTTCTTGCAATGTGCATTAAGCATAGTATAAGATACGATTAGTAATGAGTAAAGACATAGAAGTAAAAATATTTCAAACCGATTTTGGCTACAGTCTAAGTTTAGACGGCGTGGTTCCACGCGACAGACTTGGTTACGAAATAAGTTTTACTTCTTTGGACGAAACTTTGTGTTATTTATTCTACGATTTTGGTCGAACTTCAGCTTTTAAAATAGTTGCTTGCGAAGGCGACGATACTTTAGAAAAGATTATTGATTTTGAAATGGATCACGAGTTAGAGCATGAGGTAGTTAAAGATTGGTCCTGTATACCCACTCCAGATGAGATAAAAGGTAAGGCTAAAAAAACCGACAATGTTTTAATTTTTAAACCTAAAGATGAAAAGTGAACATAAAAGAACACCAAGCCATGATGAGGAGAATAAAAGCGGAGTTAGATGCTCAAGAAAAACAAAAGAAATTAAAAAAAATCAAAAAGAAAAAAGAGGAAAAGTAAATGTCAATTGAAATATTATTTGAACAAGAAACCAAAAGAAAAGTAGAGTCCCTAAAAGAAACTGATTTAAAAAGTTTATCCGAACTGTGCGACAAATTATTGCGAGTACAAGGCACGATAGGAAATGCTGAGGACCGCTTGCAAAGGCTGAAAGAAACCGAAAAGAATTTATCCGAAGAAGTTATACCCCTGCGTTTACAAGAGCTAGGCATACAAGATATTCGTCTAAGTGATGGCTCACGTATTTCAGCAGAACCTTATTATGGCGCTCGTATCTCTAAAGAAAAATTAGATGCGGCTCACAATTGGCTGAGAGAGAACGGTCACGGCGATCTTATTAAGAAC